TCAACACGTACTTGTTAAACAGATCGTCCTCGTTGAATAGATACGAGGTGTTGTCACAGACGATCGTGTCGTCATCCTCGTCTATCTCCATGCCTGTGCCGTGCAGGTCGATGTCAGGCACAACCCCGTTCAGGGTGATCAGGACTTTGATCTTTGCTTCTCCGCCGTCATCGAACGGACGGATGAAAACTGAGTACCGCTCGTTAGCGGTAACCGGCATCGTCTCCAGGTAGAAGTCATCCTCCTGTGTTGTCAGCACCCTGCCTACAAACTCAGCAGGGCGACGCTTGGTCAAACCATTAACAGGCGACGACCAAGCGTTGACTTGCTTCTCGCCTTGGCCAACCTGCCTGAGATGCGAAGGCTGTTGGCTTACACCCTGAGTCAAGCTGTCGATGTCAGCTGAGATCAGCGACGCCGGAGGTTGACCCTTAGGGCCAAGACGAGATTTGGGCATCAGATTCTCCTGCGCTTAAGTCCTGCCATTGGGAGGTAACCGCCTCCCTGTCCAGCACCAAGATCATTGCCCCAAAGGAGGTTGGAGTCTTGGTTCCTTTCTTCACCTCGGATCAGCATTGCCCGCGCATACTCCTCATCTTGTGAGGTGTACACATAGACAGCATTGCTATTCACAAACCTGTCCGAATAGATACGGGCAGCACGGATAGCAGCGTATTGCTGCGCAGTGTGAGGTACGTTGTCCCACTCAAGGAACATCACCTGTTCACTGATGATGAGTTGATCAACCTCATCTCCGAAGTCAAACTTGTTCTTGTATCTGTCATAGACCTTTGCACCCCGCATGACATATTGCCTGTCGGGGTAAGCGTCTGGATAGAACAGAACAGACAGAGTGTTCGTGTCAACAAGGAATTGGTTCTTGCTGTCGGGTGTGATCTTGACGTTGAAGTTGGTGTTCCACGTCCACCCCTCAGCTTGTACATCCCGGCTCACTTCCTTCAAGGTCTTCCGTGCCAAGGAGGCATCGGTGATCTCGTTGGTTCCGGTGTCGCCAAGCTTGTCGATCGGTGCTTCACCGATGACAGCAAGAAGCATGTTGACTGCTTCGAGCTCAGTCATCAGGCGGTCACGTAGAGGATCACATCGTTGGTGGTGCCGGCGTCAGAAGCAGTGACTTTCAGTCGCTCGTTGACCACGTAGTCAGAACCAACTGCCTTGACCTTGGCCTCGGTGACACCGATGCCTTTCTTGACGGTCAAGTCAACAGTCATGTCCTTACCGGAACCGTTCTCGGTTGCAGTGGCAACGCCAGACTTGGTGGCGTCTTCAGCAGTAGCGCCACCTTTGGTAACGATGCCGAGCACGTCGCCTTCAGTCTTGGTGACATCGCCACCCAGGGGACCAGAAGCACCTTTGCCAGCAAAGCCTTGGCTGTTGTCGGGCATGCCGGTCACGGTGTAACCGGGAGGGTCATCGTTGGTCAGAGTCTTGGGGCCGTCAACTGTCTCCAGGTCATCCTCAAGGATGTACTTCTGGCCACCAGCTTCAGCAGCAAGAGGGTCAAGAGCTTGATCAGCGGACCACTGAGCAACTGCTCCAGTTACTTCAGTTCCATCGACTGTGTGAGCCATAAAAAAAGGGGGCATCTCTGCCCCCCATCTTGCCAAGGTTTAGTGCAATTAAGCCAGCACTATGGGGTGCCGTCGTTCTTGATCTCGACGCAAGCTTCAGGCCGCAGATAACCACAACCGTAAGCTTGACGTGCAACCATCATTGTTGCCTGATACAGGATGTTGTAGTCAGAGCCAGACATCTGCATAGACAGATCCTTCAGCTTGACCACACCAACAGCTGACTTCTGGAATGCCAACATCTTGGTGTTGGACATATCCACACTGGAGAGTGTGGTGTCAGTGCCGTTGTAGGTGTAACCCTGTTCACCGCTAGGAGCAGTCACATCGCCTTGGGCAATGTGGTTGCTGGCCATGATGTTGAAGCCGGCAAGCTTCGCGATCTGACCTTCCTTGTAGGAACCGTTGACGCCCTGCTGGTTGAAGTCGAAGTTCACAGCCCGGCTGGACTGGATCAACGTGTAATAGCTGGCGGGGTCGCACACCAAGTAGCGGGACTCTTGGGGCACATCTTTCTTATCCAGTGCTTCCGCAGCGGAGAAGACGGTGGCAACAAGGTCGTCGGAGGTGGGCTCGTCTTTGGCGATGTCGATGACAGTGCCAGTACGAGATTGCTGGTCGGGAGACAGGCCAGAGGGCTGGTCAGTCTGCAGGTCAGCAGTGTCCTCACGTGCACCCAAAGTAATCACACGTGCAATGCGCTTGTCATATGCACGGGCCATTGCCCTACCTAACTCGGTTGAGTAGATAGTGCGAATGTCGTAATGATTCTTGGCGTCGTCAAGATCATACAGAACTGCATCAGCGATCAACAGATCGTCAACCTTGATGACTACTTCGTTCTGCTCAAGTTGACCTTGACCAGTGATCATCTTGCCCGGTTCGTGATAAGCCGCTTTGAAACGACCAGTCACAGGGAACTGTGCACTCTTACCACTTTGAATGGTACGAGACTGGCAAAGTTGACCAAACACGCATTCACGATTGAACGCTGTAATGACCTCTCCGCTGAAGACCTTCAGGAAGAGAGCATTGTCCTTTGCCCATGAACCGGAGTCGTTTTTGATTACGCCGGCCCTGGACAGATCCATGTCAGGTGCAGCCACCTTTCATGCCTCCTAGATAGATGAATGATTGACAGTTAGATCGTCGCGGGGCTACACCACCCAGCGCTTGATAAGAGGTGCCAGCGGACCGGGCTCTTATCAAGACAGCTGTTGACTATCTGCTCCTATTTATAGACCAAAGAGTTCGTTTGGAGTAGCGGCAATGCGTCGTTCAACGTCTTGCCTATACCCAGCATCAGCCTGATAGCGAGGATCATTGATGGCTTGCTCTACTTGATAACGAGAGCTGAACGCTTTGACATCCTGAGCAGGTGCGCGACCTGCAGTCAGACGCGGCTCGTAGCCGTTCTGCTGCATGTAGTCGAACTGCATGCCCTTGAGCTGGTTGATGATGGCGGGCATATCACCCTGCTCAAGTGCCTGGTTGTAGGCATTAACTCGCTCGGCATCCAGTGAGTTGGAAGCCCAGCGAACTAGCTGCTCATACTTTGCCTCTCCTCCGGCCTGCTCAAACACGCCGCGGGTGATGGTGGCAATGGCCTCGTCTGAGAGTTCAGACCCTGTATCAGCTGGAGCCTCGGCTTGGGCTTGTTCAACTGGAGCCTCTGGCTCGGGAACAGAATCAGATTCAACAGCTTGCTCGCCGTTCTTCAGGCGGGAGTATTCCTTCTGAAGATTCGTGTAAGCAGAGGCGAGCTCGTCTGTGCTTTTGTATTTCCCAAGGATCAGCTCATCTGTTGAGAGCGAATCACTGGGAGCCTCAGACATCTCGTCGTAAAGCTCAGCCTTAGCGGCTTGTACTTTCTCTGCTTCTGCTGATGCAGCTGCTACTTCTTCAGGCCTGCCTGTGGTTTCTAGTGCTGTATCACTCATCGGTCGAGACCATCATAAATGATCATCTCACCACCATCAGGCAGTGCCTTCTTACCAATACCGCAATTCTTCAACCATACAGTTTTACCTGGGTCCTGATAGTAATCAGGAACCTTCTTGTTTAGATCTGTCGGCGACTCAGTTGGGGCCGGGGACGAGGCCTGGGCCTGCTCCGTTCGGCGAGATCTGCGGCGGCTGGGTTGCTCCACTTTGGATGGCACCTTGTGTTAGTGACTGTGCCAACATAGCTTGCTCTTGTTGTTCTTGCCCCTGCTGTATCTCCTCCTCACTGCGTACTAAACCAGCAGTGTCTATACCATCAGAAGCAGCAAACCTTCTGATCAACTCACTCGGGTTGATGTACTGCAAGAACTGTTCAGGCCCAAGTGCAGTAGCAATCGTTGATAGGAAGTTAGTCAGCCGCTGCTTGTCATTGCCGCGGCCAATAGCTTCCAGACCTGTTGTGATCTGTGGTGATACCAATCCCTGTGGGATAGGAGGCAGTTCACCATCACGTTCCATCAGGAACATCACCCGTTGAATCAATGGCAGCTGCAGCTCCTCAGCCAGCACGGTGTATGCACCACCAAGGCCAACCTCCAGCTGCTCAGACATCAGCCTGATCTCTTCAGCTGTCACCCGCTCAGCGTCACGCTGCACTGCCTCGTTCAACAGGAAGGAGAACGACAGCCGACGCTCAATCATCTGCATCGACTGCAGCGCAACAGAGAAGTCATTTGC